GTTTCTCTTTTAACTTATCAACTGCGAATTGTGGTCTTAAATATTCACAATCTCCTACTGAACCAACAAAAGCATTAACTCTTTTTAGTACCTCAGCATCGTGTATATTATGAACACCAATATTCGAGTCTTCAACACCGTTAGCTGTTTGACTACCCATTTGGCCGCCATCATAACTGTGTTCTTTTATGTGTGTTTTAAACGTTTTCATTTTTTTCCTCTTGTTTTTCTTTTTCTGAAGATGTCTCGGTTTCTTGTGCCGCTATATCTTCTTCAAAATCTTCTAAATCTTTTTCGTTATTAAAAGTTTTAAATGTTTTCATCTTTTTTTGTTTTTGGTTTAACTGTATCTACCATTAAAAGTAACTTATCTACTTGTTGGATTGCTCCATTCAACGCATGTAGGTTACCTTTCATTGTATTTATTGTGTTTGTTACATTGTCAAAATCACTTTTAAGCTTTTCTCTTTCAGCTTTTAATATAGTTTTATCAATTATCATTATGCGATTACAGCTCCTTGATTTGCTATTACATTCCAGTTACTATTTTTAAATAATAAAGTTGCCGTTTCACCTTGAGCATTTAAAGTTACTGTTGAATAACCTCTAAAGTTTGTAGGTGTAATTATTACAGCATTTGTACCTGATGTAGATGTGTTGATGATTGTTTTAACTTGACCATCAGTTCCATCAGATAATATACATGAATGGGTTGCTGCCGAAGCATTGATTTCTGTGATAGCAGAAACAACATCTATTTGTGTTGCTGTTGAACCATCAGCTACAATAGCTTGAGAAGTTTGTTTAAACCCTATGTAAGTTGGAATGTTATTGAATACATTTTGTGATGAAATCTTTTTGTTGATTGGTGTTCCACTTGGATCATCAACCACATGAAATAAATCGTCACTTGCGATTGCGTTACCTAGATCAGATAGCGCTGTTATTTTCTTGTCTGCCATTTGTTTTCTCCTATTAACCCTTTCGGGAATGTTACTCTAGGCATACACCTAGATCAAGTTATTCATATAGTATATATAAGGGCGCTTATGCGCCCCTATAAATTATTTAATAATTAAGCTACTACTGTAACTGAATTAGCGGCTGTACCAATAGCGGCAACGTTAGTGATAACAGATACAACTGCTGTACCCTTATCTTTAATCGTTCCACCGTTTAATGCTACTGCGTTTACTCCAATTACCATTACATCATCAGCATTTGTAGCTGCGTTGTTTGCTGCTATAGCTAATGTGAATAATAGTTTGTTACTTCCTGTTCCACTTGCGTAAGATAATACGTGTGGACCTCTTCCTGTACCTGTACCTTGGTTACCATTTGTAACTGAAAGTCTTGGTGTTCCTGTAACGTCAACTGCTTCGTTGAAGTTTGCTGTTACAGACATTGTGAAGCCAGCAGATTTATCATAAGTTGTATTTACAAAACTAAATGATGTTAAGTTCGCAGAACCCATTGATGTAGTTAGCGCACTGATAGCTACTAATACTTCCGGATCAGCACTTGTGTTTCCGTTTCCTGATAGTATTGAACCAGCATTTCTTACCCAACCTTTTGCATTAGCAAAAACTTCTTTTTTTTCTTCGGTCGTTAAGTTTCTAGGTGCAATATCGTTTCCCCATAGTGACATATGTCTCTCCTTTAAAATCTAGTCGCTTTAAATCTACGACTGTTTGATTGTTAATTAACGTATATATTTATAAGATTAGAAGCCTAGTTTTTTAAGCTGAGATATTGTTTGAGAGGCCGATCTGAAAGTGATACCTATACCACCTTTAGCCGTGAATGCTGATGTATTTTTGTCGTAATCGTCTATAAGAATGCAAGGTTGTCCCATTTTTGTAGCAAAGTTTTGTTTCTCTCGTCTTCTAACTAGATTAACTCTACCACCTGACATACCCAAGTTCTTTCTACACCACGCTGATTTACCTGGTATACAATTGGGGTCAAAGGTCTTTTCCATGTATGCTGATAGAATATGAGGATTGTACTTCTTAACAAAGTTGTACATGACTTTACCTTGACCTAGCCAAGGCATGTTAGCCCAAAAATCAGGATAGTCTAATACAGTATCCCATTTTTGACTACTAGGTACCTTTAGCCATGCGGCCTTAGACTTACCAGTAGCCTTTTCTATTTGTTTACCAAAGTCACACAGAACGCCGTCCATGTCTAGGTATATTCTAGGTAATTCTTTTTTCATATATACGTATAATATACCATACTTCTAGCCGTTTGTCAACTAAAAAATTGGTTTATGTTCTTGGTTTGTTCTAGTTTTTGAAGTCTGCTTCAGGTTCAGTCTCAACCTTAGTCAATTTTGATCCAGAATCAGCAAGTTTCTTAGCGTCTTTATTAGCTACAGGTTTTTTCTCATCACCGTTATCTACGTCATTCGCTTCGTCTTTAGTTTCAACAGGTTTTTTCTCACCAGTTTCTTCTTCTTTATGCTTAGCGCCTTTCATCATAGTGCCATCAGGCATTTTATGCTGAGTTGCTTCTTCCCAAGCTTGTCTCCAAGATTCACTTTTAGATTTATAAACATCAGTCTTTTTAGTTTGAAGTTCTTTAGCATCTAAATCTTCTTTTTTATCTTGTGATTTCTTTAGAGCATCTAAAGCTGCCTTAGGCATTTCGCCTTCTTTAACTTCTTTTTTAGGTTTTTCTTTCTCATCATCTTTATCGTAAGCATCTTCTTCAGTTTTAGCACCATCTTTTTTAGCTATTGCTTTTTGTAGAGCTGGTGGTAACTTCTGTTGTGCCGCTGATAATTCTTCGTTTTTCGCTTTGTATTTTGTGTCAATATTGTTAAAGAAATCTTTTTTTTCTTTTGGTGACATACCGCCGATACCTTTACCAGCTTTGTCTAGTTCTTTTTTGAACATATCTTGGTAAGCGCTGTCGTTTAGTTTACTAGCTTCTGCTTGTACTAATTCTTCAATGCTACCTGGTTTGTGTTTTAAATAACTCATTTTTTTATCCTTGATTTTTTTATAATAGATTGTATATACAATCTTTTTTCTTCTTTGTTTAGAATTGCTTTAGCAATCTTATGTCCTTTTTTGATAGTCGATTTATCTAAAGGTGGTTTGTCACCTGTTGACTTCATCGCTTGAGACATACCGATAGCGTGAGCAGATGAATCTTTAGCCATCTCAACAACACCCGTTGTATCCAAAGGTGGAGTTTCTTTCTTCTTTTCTCTTGGTTCTTGTTCACTATCATTCTTTAACATCTTCTTTGCTAAATCTTTATTCGGACCTTTTAGAGCAGCTTTCTTTTGTTTGTCATAGAACTTAATCATGTCTTTAGCTCTTTGTATTCTCTTATCTCTTTCAGCTGTCTCTTTGATATTGTATAATTTTTTCGCTTGTGCTATTTTATCTTCTAATTGTTTTAATTCTTTCTTATCTTTAATCATAATAGTACCACTCATACCACCTGATTTAGAAATCATTAAACCTTTTTTAGTAGGATCAACAGCATTCTTATAAGCTTTGATTGAAACATTTTCTTTAACTTCTTTGTTTTCTTCTTTTTCTTTTTGGTCTTTAAAATGTTTATGAGCTATACCAACTGTTAATGGTACTTCGCCAGTCTTTGGATTTGGCTCAGGTTTAACAACTTTATTCTTTTCGTTTTCTAATTTTGTTTTTAACATTGCGATTTGATCTTTCAAAGAAGCAATCTCTTTATCAGAGTTTTCTTTTGCTACTTCTTCTTTATCATCTGGCATATCTTTTTTAGGCTCTTCAACTGCTTCAAACTTACCTGTCTGTTTATAGACTTTGTTTCTAGCAAGTGTAGTAACAAAAGGTATTTTTGATTTAGTTAATTGTTTTAATGAAGCCAAGTCAAGTCTATCTAAATGTTTTGAAAGAGCTTTCGCTTGTTCTGGTGAAATTTTCTGAGGCATTGTAGCATATGATTTTTGTAATCTTGTTATCATATCAGAAGTAAATTCTAAAATTTGTTCTTCAAATACTTCTTCACCTAAAATATTTTTTACAGTCTTCAAAGGTAACTTCATAAGTTTAGCTATTTCGTCAGCACTCTTACCTTCTTGGTCCGCTGTAAATATATCTTTCATTCTACCCTCTTCCATTTCTTCGTAACCTGCGAACAATGGTGACTTGATAGTTGACATAGTTTTACTTAATACTTTGTCTTTGTATTGTTTAATTTTTCTTTTTAGTACAGCTAATTTAAGGTTATCTGATACTTCTTGTAAAGATACATCTTCGTCTAAACTTTCGTTAGCCTGTAATAAAGCATCTTTAACAGCTGAGTTATCTGACAAACCTTTTTGTAATTTTTCTATTGCGATTACAGCAGCGGAGTAACTACCTGACATTTTTTTAGCAATGTCTTTTGCTTTTTGAACTAGTGCGTAACCTTGAGGAGTTTCTTGTAGTTCTTCTTTTAACTTATCGTATGCTAGTGTTTTATCTCTTGTTGAATAAACCACTTTACTATCTTTATCTAATACATTGTACTGACCACCCATTGACATTGAAACGTAGGGTTTGCTAGTTGATTCTTGTACTTCTCTAATTGCGTCAGACATTGATCTTCTGTATGTCATTATAATGAGCTCCAAACATTATCCCAATTAATAACTTTTTTTCTTAATTGAGCTTTCAAAGTTGTTTCCAATCTTTGTCTAATTGTTATTGCGTCATTACCTATTATTCTACCAAAGTCATTGTGTAATTTCTCTAGTGCTGAATAAGCGTCTGCTAGTTTCTTGTCGTTTAATATTTTATCAGCGATATATCTTCTTGTTTCAAAGTGATGATTACCGTGTGTTTTAGCTCGTAGATACTGCAGATGAGTGTCACTCGCCTTAGCTTCTAATAATCCATAGTCGCCTTTTTTAAATTGTCTAAATGATTTACTCATCTTTATTCTCCTTAAATTGATCTTCGTTTGGCGTATTATCTAACAAATCTTTCATAAACTTTTCCATCTCTAATTTTGATATTGGAAAAGTTAAATCTTTTCCATCATTCTTTTCACTACTTCGTCTAGTTTTTCTCGCCATAATTCTTTGTATCTTTCTCTATATTTATCTAATACAGCATCCGAACTTGCCCATTCTTTTACATCTTTTTCTTTTACTTCATTTGTCTCATTATCTAGTCTAAATTTACTATATTTATGAGGTCCCTTATCTTTAGCGTCAACTGCTTTAGCGTCTGGTGTTTGACCTGGTGTCATCTCTTTAGTGTGATTAGCATAGTCAGCGCCTATCTCATAAGATTCTGATACATAACCTTCAACTTTTGTAGCGTCTTCTAAACTCATACTCTCTGGTACACAGTTAGGTACTTGTCTATTACCCTTCTTCTTCATACCCACTTGTTTGTAACCTACCCAACAAGCGTCTTGTAAGTCTTGCTTTGTTTCACCATACATTTGTTTAAACTTTTTAGGTTGTGTTTTATCTTCGTATCTAATGGTTTTACTAGAACCTACGTGGAAGTTTGTTTTTCTCATAATTGTTTTATTGATTACCTCGAATTCGTTACCCTTTTTAATAATCTTTATGGGTAAGTTTAAGTTTGTTTCCATATCTTTTAACACGGCATCAGTTTGGTCTTTCTGTTTAACAATATTACGTGCTTTATTTCTTTGTATTTTCTTAAAGAACTTTTGTAGTTCAGCAATTTTGATATCTGGATTGTTTCTAGCATCATTTAATCTATCTACAAAATGTCTTGTAAATTCTATATCGACACCATACTTGTTAAGTATTCTATCAGCAAATCTTTCTAAATTATTTATTTCAGATTGTGATATCTTAGCTTCCGTCATTTCTGATACTGCTTCAAAGCCATAGTCAATATCTGTATTATATTCTCTTACTTCTATTTCTCTATCTGCGGCTATAGGAAGACAATCCCATATCCATGCTTTGTGTAAATTGTTGTTATTGTCTTCTATAACAATGTAATTAGTACCTCGTCTTTTGACTGTACCTTTTATATCTTCTTTTATATAATCTACTTTATCGTTAATGTTAAAAATCATATCTCTAACATATAAATCTCTTACTTGTTCTTGTTCAAATCCTTCTACACTAGTAATAGGTTTGTAAGTTTCCATTTTATAACTAGCAGCAAGTTTCATACCTTTTCTGACTTGCCTCATAATTCTTTCACCGTTACCTTTACTGCTTCCAGGTAATCCACTTTTAAATGCTTCTAAATCTCCTTTCGCTGCCGCGGCTCTCATCTTACTAGCACTCATACCAGCTGCGCCCTCTGCATCAGGATCTCTGTCTCCAGCAGATACAACTTTAATATCTTCAAAGTAATAGTATCCGTGTCTGGATTTTACATTATTGTATCTATTCAATAGAGTATCAAACTCTCTAACTCTATCACTACCAGCGACCATAATCACTCTGTGGTGTGTGTCGTATAGTTTAGTTAATATATCTAATACATTGTTTGATGGATTTATTACTATGTTTCTAGCGTGTTGAGGAAACATTCTTTTCATCAAATCTAATTTTTCTCTAGCACCTAATGGGTTCTTTTTAGCGTCTTCACTTCTACTTAAATAAATTTTGTAATCACTACTAGCTGACTTAACTTTGTCCATTAATTTTAAGTGACCAATCGTAGGTGGATTAAATCTACCAAAAGCAAATGCTATTGTTTTAGGAGCTGCTTCTGCTACTGTCTTTAAACTAGAAATTTCTTTATCTGTAACTTTGCCGTCTTCTAAAATATCTTTACACTTCTTATAAAATTTTAAGTAGTGATATTTTTCTAGGTATTTGTAGATAATATTTTTAGGTAGTTTATGTTTCTTACCAAACTGTCTAATTTCTTCTGGCGACATATCATCATTGAAAGCACTTTGTCTTTGTTTGACTACATCATCACCTATATCAACTAACACCTCTATACTGTCTTCTATCTCGTCTAATTTACTATTAACTCTCGCTTGTAAGTTCAATACATCATCTGCTGTCAAACCTTTTAGTTCTTCGTAATCAATTATATCTCTAGCAAGTTCGCCTTTGACTACATCTATTTCTTTTACTTTTGCTTGGAAGTCTGCTTCATATTTTTCAGAGTCGAAAGTATCTTCGGTAGGTCTTCTTACAAACTCATTCTCATCAATATCAAATACACCATCAGCCATAGCGTCATTCTTTTTCTTTAACTCTGGGTCTGTGATTACAAAATAGTTAATTGGGTGTTGAGTTCCTGGAACAAGCTTACCATTAATGCTTCTTAAACTAGACGCCAATTCTTGTCTAACTTCTTCTTGTTTTTCTTTAGGAACATCAAACAAGATATTCATATCTAAATCAGCATCGTCTCTATATTTTTTTGTAAGTATAGAACCAATCAATGAATATTTTTTTACTGGATACTTCTCTCTAAATTTATCTATTTGATTTAAGATAATATCTCTAACACTTTTTTTAAGTTTAGGATTATTAGTATCAGCATTATCAAATACACCTGGCGCATATCTTTGTCTAGGTATATCTATGATACTTTCTTTTATAAAATCTTTAAATCTCATTTTGTGTTCTTTGCTTTTAATTCGTTTGCTATCCACTGTTTCGCTGTTAGATTTTGAGGACTAGCTCTTAATTGACTTCGTATATATCTCGCAGCTGTGTTAAGTGTTAGTGTTACTAATTCTTTTTCACTTCTATTGTTATCTACAATTAACATTCTACCAGGACTAAAAATTCTTTGGAACTGACCAATGTTAGATTGTACTTGATTCCAACTATTCTGTACGACATATTCTGGTACAGTTCTAGGTCTATTCTTATTTCTTTCTAACGCTACTTCTAAACTTGTATTAACAAAAATCATATAACTATCATAACCTATAAGGTCTAATTGTTTCTTTTGATTATTAATAACATTTTTATCTCTACCAGTTGCGTCTATGACTAAACCTAATCTACCTTGTATGTAAGCATCTAATTGAGTAGCAGTAGTCATCTTTGCTTTAGCCCTTACAATGTTTCTAAAATATTCTTCTTCGTCAGGCATCTTTAATGACAGATTACCTTTTCTTAAACCTCTTTCAAATGAAGCGTCAGAGTTCACAAGTTTTAAACCAGTGCCACCAAAGGCTCCAGCCGTTACAAATGACTTACCACTTCCAGGTCCACCAGCTAAAAAGAAAGCTTTAAATATACCTGGGTCGTAAACACCCTCTCGCAATATTTGATTTAGTTTTTTCATTAATCGTCTACCTTAGCTCCAGCTCTCCATTGATAACAGCTCCAATATCTTGCCATAGTTTTTGGTCCTGGATCAGCGCAATTGAATCTTGCTCTAAATGACTTTCTTCTAGCTGGGTTATCTCTCTTAATTGATAGACCAGTTGTATCACCAAATGATACTTTCTTAATCTTGTCGCCATCTTTTACATACACATAAAACTTTTTAGAACCACCTCTAACTGGGTCGTTTAATTTTACTGTCTTACCTTGATACTCTGCCTCTTGTAAAGGTTCACCTTCGTGTTCGAATATTACTTCTTCACACTGTATATCATAATCTTCAAATTGTTTAAATGTCTTTGTCATTAATTACTCCATCCTTTTGGCATTGTAAAGTTAGCTCTACTGAATTCCATTCTATCAACTAACTTGATTGCTCCAGCTACTTTATCTACTGCTACATATCCTTCTGGACTTGTTACCTTGTAACCTGTAGAAGTTTTTAAAAAATGTCCTATGCTTTGTATCTCACTCATCTTCTTAATCAAAAAGTCTTTCGCACTTTGTAAAGTAACGTGAGAGGCAACAGTCATTACTAAAGCACTCTTATTTCTATCTATAAATTTTAAATTTGTTGCTAGTATATCTTTATACTTTTGTTTTCCTTTATCTGTCTTCTTACTATCAATCTCTGCTTGTAGAATATTGATATAATAATCTCTAAACATATCTACTAAAGTTCTAACTTTAGCCATATGACCTTGTGATCCTCTTATGTGATGATTAAAGAAAGTTTTTAATCTAAACCCTACACCTAAACCATCAGCAGAAGTCTTACTCATTTCATCTAACAAAGGTGCTGCCTTTGATAATGAACCTTCAGCCATTCTTAATTTTGCGTTGAATTGTGCTAGTTCGCTTCTTGTAAGTTTCGCAGAACCAGATACATCTCTGTAACCAGCACTCGCTAGAAATACATTAGTTGCTCTACCTCTAACTGTTCCAAATCCAGCAGTCATACTATCTAAAGTCTTACCTGTATATTTTGTGTGAAAAACAATTCCCATTCTTGCTCTACTAATCTGTCTGCCTACAGCAGATGAAGATTGAACAGCATATGTAATTGTGTTAGGTGTAAATGAAATCATATCATCACCATCTAAACTAATCCTTTTTAAATCTGATGGTGCGAAAAGAAAGTCACCTTGTAATACACCAGTGATACCTAGACGTTTTAATTCTTTTAATGCTATTTGAAGTTTAGACGCTAATTCGCCAGAGTGATTTTTACTTATATCTGAGTTAGTGTAATTTACTTTAGGATTTTTATTGAATACTGATTTTGTGCCGACAAAGAATTTGCCATTTTCTGGATTAATACCACAGATGATAGCTGGAGCGCCATCCCATTTAACTGTCATATTAACTTTTTTATTTGAAGAACCAGCGAGCATATCTCTCACCGATCTTAAAAAGTTTAACGCATTCTGACCACCCTTTGTACCACGATTTATTATATCGTCTTCTAGGTGTTCTAAATGTGTATTTCTATCTTGTGTTGTAAATCCTTTAAAACTAAACATTTTTCTCTCATTTTATCCATAAGTCTATTCACGGTTTCCATATAAATCAATCTTGTTTATTATATTTATAAGACTAAACTCTTGTCCATAGGAATTTAGGTACGCCACCATTGGGTTGCCATGTTTTATGTTTGTTTTGAAACTTAACTAGTTTATGGGCGTCTTCTTCAAAGAAACACTCGCCTATAACGTTTTTTGTTGGTCTTTCAATGACTTGCCATATAATGTCTTTATCTCTCTTTACCATCTTCTTTGTATAAGATAGATTAGGTTGTTCATTATTAGGTCGTCTATCGCCCTTGTGAAATTTTACTTTTTGTTTTTTTGCCATATTATTTAAAATCTGAAAACTTTTCATACGTTTGTTCTGGTGTAGGATAGTCTTCTTTTTGTTTTAGTTCTTTACCACCAACTATATTTTGTGACCCAGCGTCAGTATCGTACAACCTCATCTTGGCTCTATCAACACCTATAATAAATGATCTATTAATACCAGGGTCATTATATCTATTCTTTAATTGTTTTACTTTCATTTGACCTAGAGCTTCTAGTTCTTCATTTGATTGTAAAGCAAACATAAAGTCAGCAGTTGCTGGTAGACCAAAAGACTCTGCCGTATCTTCTAAGCC